TCTGATTGACGTCATGTCTCTCAGCTGTGTTTTGTTTGCTCTTTTCTCTTTCTGCCAATTACTCGTAAAATTACTTCAACTTTTTTTAAAAACCCCCTTGACAATAATTAGCTGGTCTTATTCAACTGGTCCAAAACCAGTTTGAGTTTTTCCGGAATAGGCAGGCCGATCTTGGCTGCGTTTTCCAGAATACTGATTCCTTCGTTGGATAAATAGAAGAAGATGACCGCGGTACGGACAGCGCTACCGTTTGTTATTACCTGGGTGTCGATAATGTGTCCTACTGCCACCATGGCAAAAATCAGCACCTTCTTAAAGATGCCCCTGGCACCAACCTCGCTGGACAGGCGTTTTTCCAGTATGGCCAACATGACGCCGGTCAGGTAATCGATAACTACAAAGGTAATCAGTGCGTATAAAAAGCCGTCCCAGCCTCCCAAGACCCAGCCCAGCCAGCCGCCAAAGGCTGTTAAGGCGATTTGAATTGAGTTTTTCATTAGTTCGTCCTCCTTAAAATTGGCAATAAAAAAGAGCCCCAAGGCCCATGCTGAAAAATACTTAATGCCTATAATTCTCAAGCTGATGCAATCCTGCCTGACACTTCCTTTTGTATGTCAGCTGGCACCTGATCAATGGTTCTCCTTCCCGCCAGCACCAGTTCAGCCATCAATTCAGTGCTGACCGTGCCGGGATTTGCCTCCGAAAGTATGGCTACAGCCTCCATCAGTACCAGGTTGTAATGTTCCAACCTGGCAACTTTCTCATCCAGCGTGATATTACTGCTGCCGTTTACTCTACCCAGCCATTCGGCAGTGGGCTTTAGCTCCAAATGACAGCCTTCTTTAGCAATAACCCGAATAGCTTCATAATTGGATAAATTAAGTTCAGGGTCATGGGCGAAGACATAGTCCTGTTCCGGAGCCAGTACCGGTTCAGTCTCAGATGCTTGCACTACTAAACCGTCGTTCTTGTTATATACCAAAAACAATAAGTCTGCCTCCCTTCGTTAATACCTGTAGATTTCCAGATTACCCAACATAGAACCGCCGCTACCGCCGGAAACATAAAAGTATATGGTAACAGACAGGTAAGAACGAAAGGGGATGCCTAAATTGGCTCTGCTACCGATTACATTGAGTTTTCCCGCTGAATCAGAGAACAGATAAACATTGGATCCTGGCCAGGCCACACTTCCGGAAGTGGAGCCAAATGCAGGAATGGTTATACCATCGGCGGTAACAGTAGCCCGGCATCTACTGGTCCATGAGGATGAACCACTGGCTTGTATATATATGTTTTGCAATATACCTGCGCCATTGTAGGAAATGGTTACACTTTGTTCAGTACTGTTCCAGCCGCTAGTGTTTGATGATATAGTGCTTAATTGCATGATGGTGTAGTTCTTTATATAATTTTGCATAACATCTTTCAGGTTGCCGATTTTGGCATGTAGACTACCCGCCGGATCAGCAGCATCGGTCCTTACTCCGACCTGTCTGCGGATAAAAGCCAGAATTTCTTCTGAGCCAAACATTACACCACCCCCCGTTTTAATATTTCGCCTGACCATTGATAGGTCTTGATCTGTCTGACCCCGCCTATAAAACCGGAAGCAGGGGGCAGGTACCGGTAGGCTTTGGAGATTAGATCACCGTCCCATATAAGCCACGTAACGGCGTTGTAGCCATAAATGCCATGTAAAAGGTTGCCCGTTTCCCCGTTATATACGCTGAAGTGGATGGCGTTCTCCGCTGTCCAGGCTCCGCTGTTTCCCGCTCTTTTGTAAGTTGGGTATAAGGAGTCTTGAATGGTTTCCCCATGCAGGTGGAAATGGTTATCAGCATCCCCGGCTTTTTTAATAATCAGCCAGTAGTAAGCGCCGCTCACCAGGTCAGATATATCTATAGGGATGCTGAAATATCCCTTGCTGGTGGGAATAAACTCTTTGGGCAGCACCATATATCTCAGCAACGAACCCGCCGTTGAACCGTCCGGATTAAAGCCGTCCCGCAGTTCGACCAAGAGATCAGCACCCTGACCATGCCTGATAATTTCAAAGGTCACTCTCGCGATAGCGGCAGCGGCATCGGCTTTAAACCGCACCGCATGGTCATAACCGGCACAGTCAAATTCAGCTATGCCCGCGCCGGTTTTGCCACCAAAAGCGGTGCCTTCATAAATATGCGAGAATTCCTGCATCATCATAGCAGCATTAGCCAGGTTCTCATCGATTACGGTTCGGCCGCTTTCAGCTGCAAACAACACAAAAATCACCCCCTACTGCAGAGTAAGCCTGCATTCCACTGTCAAAATCATCTGGTTTTCCTTGCCCCAGGGCACTTTTAAGAGGTTAAACATAATGCCTGAACCGGGGGCATCGCTGGCGTCAGTAAAGATACAGGTCTTTTGGTGCTGCCCATTGCCTTCTCCAGACAAGAGCACCGTCCTGAAGCGGATTATGTTGCCGGATTGGGTCACCACCGATACCGCCTTGCGGTAAACTTCGGATATGGTATCCCCTTCGGTCGTATCATCACCAATAACGAGATAGGGGCTGGAGAGTCCGGCCAGCTTCTGGGCGGCAATATTTAAACCTGCGCTGGTAACATAGTTTTTTAAAGGGCCGATAACTTTGCCATCCCCGTATTCCAAATACCATTCTGATTTAAAGCTGATAGTGTCTTTCATGTCACACCACCCCGTATTGGCCCAGAACCACCGTCAGGCCAACCAGCGAGTCGGCTTCATCTGGCGATTTGTAGTTAAAGACCTGCACGTTGGCTTTTTGATAGGTCCTGAATTTGATAAAGCCCGGGAAAGGTACTGTTACAGCTTCGGAAAAGTCCACATCCGCCCATGGGCTCCACTGGCTGCCATCAATACTTGTTGATATCTGCAACCCCCTAGGCAATGACTTAGCTTGGGTCTGGGGATAGATGCGGGCCAGGCTGCCAATAGTGGGGACAGCTTGGCTCTCCGGTTGCGGGATGTGTTCAAGCCCCCACTTATGCATTTCCCATATCATAGCCATAGCCTAACCTCCTATGTGATATCCTCAGCTGTAATCACCGCCAGTATTGACCATAGGCCGACACTGGTGTTGGTTATCTGTTTGATACTGAAACCTTCTCCTGGCCGTATACATAAAGGCTTAACGTCCATTCCCCGGGGGATCATATTGAAATCCAGCAAAGGAGTGGCATTAAGGGTCAGAGGTATTTCATCGTTATTAAGAGTTACCGGCCACAGCAAGGCACCTTCAGCAATGGTGGCTCCGGTAGCAATATGAATTGTCGCTGTCAAGTTAACATCCGCAGTGTCAGCTTTTTGCGGGGTTATAACCGTACCGCCGCTCTGACTGGTGGTACGCATAAAATCCAGTTCCACCCCTACCCCGGAAACCGATGTCAGTGACATGTTGACAATGGATAGCCTAGGGACCCGAATTAAATACCCGCTGCCCGCATCGTTATATATGGAAAACAAGTGCTTGTTTTGCGCCAAAGAAACGCTGCGCGCTAAACAATAAAAGGTAGGAAGCCCTTGCAGGGCCACATACTGCTCATAGCCAGCTGTGCCTTCAATCGCCCGATAGCGCGCGTTTAACTTTTTCCCGGTGCTGTCGGGTGGGACTTGAATATATCCGCCAGCCATTACATCAACCTCCTATCATTACTGCGCTGCTTGCACAGCTTTCGACCAACCAGGGCCGGTTTCTGCCTGCTGTAAGCAGCGCATCTTTTATCACTATGGCTTCGGTTCCATAAACGAACTTATGGATCAGTTTGGTGTCGTTCATTTTTTTCTTCTGCTGGGCGGAGACCAGGGCTTTAAGAAAATCGGCTATCCCTAAGAGACGTCCGCCGTATTCTATGGTGTATATCCAAAGACCGGCTTCACTTAAGGAGATTCCCACCTTTTGTACCAGGAAAACTGCGTTCACACCTCGTTCGGGAAGCTCAATGCTTACTAACTGTCCCGGTTCCCATCCCGGCACTGTGGTGATGAAACTGCCGCTGGTCTTGGGGTTGGCCCATTCGCGCAGATCGGCGTTTCCGGCCGCTTCAGCCGCTTCAATGGTGATCAGGGTATCGTCTTTGATGTAGTGCTCATACACCCCGTCGCCGCCTTCCAGGACGGCAATGGAAGCCTGGCTGGCCAAATCATCTACCATGGTAATAACATCAATGCTTTGCCGGGCGGTAAGCGAAATGGTCACGCCACTCTCGGGTGTATCAGTATCAGCAGAACAGCGCAGGTAGCCGTCGCCGAGATTTACCAGATAATCCTTGGCATCTTCTTCATCCACACCCTCAACCCCGACGTTTTGCACAGTACCGCCCACCTGCAAGCTACATTCATTAGGAGACCAGGGGAGCACCCAGATACGAGCCGCACCGTCTGCTTTCCACTCGATAGTCTGTGGGTCGGACAGCATGCTGCCGCCCAAAACATATACGCGGTTGCGCAGTCCTTGGTGGTCGATACTTACCTTGAAATTGCTAAACCGACCCCCGGCCTGCAATGTCATGGGGGCAGAAGTTCCCATTTGGGCAGGATCAAAAAAGTGGACCACCTTGTAGTAGTCCACATACCATTGCCAGCCGATATAGTCGCACAGCCACTTGATACATTCCGACGGCATTTTGTAGTTGAATTCGGTGCCGGTAGACTCGATTACTGGTGCGCCGCTGGCTATCCCCGCCGCCGAAAAACCGGGACAATATTTAAGCAGGATGTCGTGTACAATGGTGTCGGCATTTAAGCCCAGATAAGTTTCCACCACCAGCTTTTTATCCATCTGCAGGGTATAGTCCTGGCAGTCCACCTTCCACACCAGCGGAGCCTTATAATTCACCAGTTCCACCCGGTCGATGGTCCCGGCAAAGAGCCGGGGTTCCGTAAGGTTGCTATCCTCGATGATGACTTCACTGCCCTCAAGAGGTTTTGCTCCCTTAACCGCAAATGAGCAGTTGTCTACCTGACTGGTAAGGATTTGGCTGATAGTAAGGCTCCCCCGGCGATAGTCCGGCCAGCGCTCCATCCCGGCAATCTTAAGGCTTTTAGCCACTGAAACGCACCCCCTTGGCCAAGAGCGTCCGGTAAATCTGTTCGCCCACATCGGCGGTGCCGCCATTGAACGTTATATTGATTTTGTTGATGGTGGTCGAGCTGTTACTTGTTGAATTAGCGGCAACCGTACCCAAGGCTAAAGGGGCAACTCCTGCTAAAGCACTCTGCAAGTCAAGACCTCTTAAATTATTTTTTAAGCTGCTATAGGCGGCCGTTATATCAACCACCCCGATTTTTATCTTGTCTACTAAAGAGGGGGAATTGCGCTGATTGGGGTCCATGCCTGAGCCCATGATGCTTCGCACTTCATCCATGACACTTTGCAAGGCGCTCATCCTCGACTTTATGCCCCGGATTAACTCACTCATAGCCTGGATGCCATACCCGGCCGATTTTTTGACTATTTCCTCATACTTCAGTAAGATAAAATTGGCGGCGGTTACATCGGTAGCCTGGATGGCGTTGGCAAAGGTCCAGGTCAAGTTTGCGTCTGCCGCCACTCCGCTGGCCCCATCCACCGGACTTATTGTCACCGTCAAAGGGCCGGGGGCCGCTCCGTCCACCGCCGTAAACCAATTAATGCCGGTTGAAACTGCCCAATCGGGATGATCCTCATCGCCGATCTTCTGCCAGGCGTTGTCAAAGGTGCGTTTAATAAATGTCCCCTTGATTTTGGGGGTCTGAAATTTGGGCTTATCCTCCGCAGTCTGGTACTCCTGCTCTTGCAGGGCGAATTTCCCTTTATACAGCCATACATAGCGGTAGCTGCCGTTGCTCTTTTTGGACTTGAATCCTAAAGCCACATAGGGCGCGGTGTCGGTTGACTTCTTGACCAGCACCCCGCCAGTGACGCTGTGCCCCAAAAGGGCCGCCTGGGTGTTGAGGTCAATGTCTTTAGCCTCAAACTCCACATCGATTTCCCCCAGCGAGGTGACGGTTTCATCAGGCCCGTCGTCGCAGTACAGGGTTTCTGTATTGCTCTTGGGACTTATTTTGGCGTTGATAGCCCCGGCTATGGCCACCGGGCTGTTATATGTCGCTCCCAAAGGCGTATCGCTGGTAAGAACCGCGTAATACAGGCTGTTTAAGCCTACTTGTACCCCTGCCATTTTTTAACCTCCTTCAACTTCCCGCTCAGTCACATACCTGAGCGCTTTGTGATATATTCCGGTATCGTCTTCATAAAGATCGGCGCTGCTAGTTCTTTTAAAGCCTAATGATTTCATGGTTTTGTCCACCTCGGCAGCAATAGGGGAGGGGCTGGCTGCTTTTACCCACACATCCACTTGCAGGTGCACCTCAGCCATAAAAGCAGTGCCGTCTGCCCAGGCGGAATCGAAATTGGTTAACTCAAACAAAGTAATGTATTTACCTAAACCCTCCGGTGCTTTCAGCTGGTAGATATAAGGCCCGCCCAATAAAGCCAGCAGATCGGTGTTTCCCTCCAAAGCCGCCAGGACTTCCGGTTTGACATTGATCATAGGTCAAGCCCCGCTTTCAAGGTCTGCCTGATGGTTTCCAGCACCTGTTTTCTACTTTCGGCTTGAGCCGGACCCATAAAAGGGCGGGCGGTCATCTTGGAGGTGCCGTACTCCAGAAATTTGCCATAAAAAAAGGGAGCCGTTGGCCCCACCTCCACGTATTTGCCGTTTTCATCCTGCTTTGGTTCGCAAATCACGATATTGTCGGCCAGATGCTCCTTAGCCTTTAAACTGCGCGGCGCTTTTTGGATGGCGTTTTCCTGGACGATCTTGGCCCCGGCATAGAGGGCCTGGTTCTCTACCGGAGCGGCTCTTTGCCCCAGTTCCTTTAGCCTATCTAAAATCTCATCCATACCTTCCAGGGTCAGATTACCCGCCACCGGGGATCACCTCCTTGCACATCAGTTCGATTACGTGGTGCCGCTCGTCCTTATCGATTACCGACAGAATTTGAAATACCCGGGAGCCATATAATACCCGCATGGAAGTAGTTAGCCCGGTTCGGTAGCGGATTTTAATCCGGGTGGTGACTTCCGACTGCAAGGCCCCCGCCTGGAAATATTCTTTACCCGATATGTCCGACACTGCTGCCCACACTGTGGCTACTGTAGTCCAGTTTTCCAGGGGGATGCCTTCTGATTTGGTGATAGTCTTGGCCTGCAAGGTAATACGCTGCCGCATCTGACCCATTAAATCGCGCTTCTTCATAATTACCACCCTTCTCGGCGGTAGGCGAATAAGAGCCTGGTCATAAACTCAATTAATGCTTTCATGTCGACTGCTTCCCGTAGTTCATAAAGATTGCCGATAGCATAGAGTAGGGCTTGTTTAACTGTTTCCGGCACCTCGGTAAATTCGGTCAGGGGAAAGCGCAGAATGTCCTGGCATAGCTCCTCGGCGGCACCTATGAGATCGGTGATGAGCGTATTGTCTTCATCACCGTCTACTTTTAGATACAGTTTTACTTCCTCCAAAGAAAGCACCAATACGCCCACCGCCTTTCATTACTCGGCTGCCATAAGTCCCGCAGCTTTAAGCTTAGCGAGGAGGGCATTAAAGTCGGTTACCAATTCGGCCACTTCGGTTGCAATACTGTCGGCCTGATTTGCAGCGGTCTTGGCAGCTATAGCATCATTTAAAACCTTGCCCTGTTTAGCCGACAGGGCGCTGGTAGCTGAGGTTGAGTCAAGGGCATCAACCACCGGGACGGATAAGATCCCTTCAATTGTTGCACCTTCCGCAATTATCAGCTTTCCGCTGGTCGCAATCTCAAGCGATCCGCCAATGACGGTTTTCTCGCCGCCTTGCTCGGTGTAGTTTTTTACATTGCTCATAACTCACACCTACGCTTTCATCTGCAGTACCTTGATGGCTTCAGGGAGAATCAGTTTGCCGTCAACCCGCTGTGTTGCCTTAAATCCCACCTGCCCGGTAGCTGCATAAAGCTCGTTCAATCTTTGGAAGGAACGGCCTTGCCGATCAGCAATCCAGTAGTAGCCGAAATCACCGAAAGCGATAGTTTTAGCCCCAGCTGCGATTGCCGGTACATAGGCTGAGGTCTTGACCGGACGGTTCAAAATCGTATCCGGCTGTCCGGCAGTAATGGAGGGCTGCCACAGGTACTGGCCGTTGCCGTCCTTTAACTTTCTGATGGCTTTGACAGTGGAATCGTTCATCACGAATACGGCGTTTTTGCGGTAAGGGGACTTGAGGCTGTAGAACAGATCCATGATCTCATCCACCGTAATAGCCGTTGCCGAAGCAGCAGTTACACCCAGTTCCGCTCCGCCGGTAGAATTAAAAATCCCGGTCGGCTTGCCGGTTCCGTCACCGATGAAGAAGGATTCCTCTTCCTTGGCCCCGATTCTCCGGGCAAATTCCCGGGCGATATATGACTCCAGATTAAAAACGCTGTCATTTAACAATTCCTCGGATACCTTGATCATGGTCGCTAGCTTGTAGGCCCCTATGGAAACCTGCCCGAAGGCATCGTCTGATTCCGGGATAGCGCCTTCTTCATCTACCCAGGAAGCGGTTCCTTTGGATGCTACGACCGGTATTTTGCGGTCGCCGCTGGCGGTTTGGATGATCTTGGCCATGGTGCGGAAGATGTTTTCTTCTTGCAGGGCTTCGACCAGGGTACGCTCGAACTCGTCCGGCACCAGGTAGCCTCCCTCGGAATCCGTTCCCACCTGCAGCGCGTTCAAGACTTCGTATCCCGCTGCCTTGCTGCGCATGGCGTTCCAGAAGGCTCGTTTGTACTCGTCGCTGGCCCGGCCGGTTTTATTCTCAGGGTTTGGCTGGCCGGGCTTGCCGGTAATAGGTGTATTGACGGGCTTGTTAAGCTCCGCGTCCAATGCCTGCTGACGCTCCAGCCGGTCGATTTCTTTGCCCAGATTCACCACATCGGCTTCCATCTTTTCATAGGTGGCAACATCCTCGGCGGAAAGGAGCCCGTCAGCGCCGCGCTTGCTGTCCAGAAAGGCTTTAGCGGCATCCCAGGCTTTGGCTCTTTTCTCACGCAGTTCTAAGATTTTGCTCATGGTTATTCCTCCCATTCTAATGTTTTAATAGGCTGAGCCGCTTTTCCAGGTAGCTAAGCGGGGTGCCGGTCGGCGGTTTAGGGTTATTAACCTGGGGCAGCGGAAACTTTTTCACTAGCGCGTTGGTGACCGTCATTTTGTCAAAAAGATAAGCCGCGCTGGGCGGCTCGGTTAGGTGTTCTTCGGTTGTGTATAGGACTTTGTCGGCAAAGCCCAGCTCCACTGCTTTCCAGGCGTTAAACCAGCTTTCGGCATCCATCATGTGCGAGATTTTGGCTCTTGATAAACCGGTTTTCTGCTCGTAGGCATTGATAATGCTTTCTTTAACCTCGGACAGCATGGCAATACCGCTTTTAAGGTCAGATATTTCCCCGAATATGACGGTGGCGGGGTTATGGATCATCATCATGGCTACCGGAGACATGTGAACCTCGTCCGCTGCCATGGCGATTACTGAAGCCGCACTGGCAGCAAGCCCTTCGATCTTGACGGTGATATGTCCAGGATATTCTCTTAACATGGTGTAGATTTGACTGGCGGCAAATACATCTCCGCCTGGAGAGTTGAGCATCACCACCACATCCCCATCCTCAGCATAGAGCTCGTTTTTAAACTGCTTGGGGGTAATATCGTCCTCGAACCAGCTGTCCTCAGCGATATACCCATCTAAAAAGAGGGTTCGATCCTGCTCGTTTTTGAGCCAGTTCCAAAACTTTCTGCTCATTGGCTGACCTCCTTTCTGTTGCTATTGGCATACGCGCCCACATCTTCAAGCTTCAGCATGTTGCCGTTCATGGCATAAATATCGCCATGCTCGATGGTGTTCATGTTTTCTAAGGTTCTTACATCGTTGGGGCTTAAGAAGCCGTTTTGAATACCGATGGCGTAGCCTTGCATCCTCGAAGCATAGTCGCCCCGCAATAGCCCATCCACCACGAAACCCACAAAATACTGGCCTTTTTCGGATGGGCTGAGCAGAGCTTTATTCATTCCTTGCTCGAGCCTTACCAGCCAGGGCCGGATGGTATGGACTACAAAACTGATAGATTGATGCTCGATGTTGCTGAAAGTGGCTTTGTCCAAGTTAGCCACCAGATGGGGTGGCACCCGAAAGATCCGGCAAATCTCCTCGGTTTGAAACTTCCTGGTTTCAAGAAACTGCGCCTGTTCCGGCGGTATACCGATGGATTGGAACTTCATACCTTCTTCCAGAACCGCTATCCGATGGGCGTTACCGCTGCCCTGGTAGACCGCGTTCCAGCTTTCCCGGATTCGGGCCGGGTCTTTGACTACCCCGGGATGCTCTAAAACTCCGCCTGGACTGGCTCCATTGGCAAAGAATTTACCCCCGTATTCTTCGGTGGCGATTGCCATGCCGATGGCGTTCTTGGCCATGGCGATAGGGGAGTAGCCCACCAGTCCGTCAAAACCAAGCCCGGGAATATGCAGGATATCTTCCGGCCTTAAGATTACATATCCGGTGTCCCTTCGGTACTCATAATAAAGCTGTCCATCAGTTGTCCGATCCACCGTCATCCGGTCGGGCAGAAGGGGATAGAGGGCCAATACCTTGCCTCGCCCGTCCCTGATAATTTGGGCATAGGCATTGCCCCATAATAAAAGATGACTCATCAGTGTTTCCCGAAACACAAATGAAGTCATCTCCGGATTAGGCTCATCATGGAGCAGATAATATAGCTGGTGGTCTATGGCTTTCTCTTTGCCGTTGTCCGTGAACTGGTAAACATTGAGCGGCAAGCTGGCTATGGTTTCCGCCAGGATGCGAACGCAGGCATATACCGCGGTGGTCTGCATGGCCGTTCTTTCATTAACGGTTTTGCCGCTGGCGGTGCCGCCGAAAAAGAAGCTGTATGTGCTGCCGTACAAGGTGTTTTTGGGGCTGGCCCTTGACCGCATAAACCTTGATATTAACGGAATTTTCATTTCATTCCTCCCGCAAAATGGCATGAAAAAAGCACCTCTAACGAAGTGCTGATGAAAACACAGGCTTTTGTTTTTAACTTTTGAATTCTGTTTCTTGCTATTTGATCAGCTTTGTCAAATCCATCCTTGCATAAATTACCCGATGGATTTCAACAACTTTCTCCTGCTCCCGAACAGTATAGAAAACCGCATAGTTTTTTACTGGCAACATTCGATACTCTACCTCCAAAGCCCTCAACGGACGGTAAATCTTATGAGCGTATGGAAACTCACTTAATAGGGAAATCGAATGATCAAACGCATCCAATAAATCCATCGCGGCCTTTGGCGCATTCAACTGGTCGGATATATACAAAATAATGTCTGTTATATCCTGTTTGGCTATCGGAAGGTAAACAATCTCATACATTATCGCCGTCCGCCTTTTGCTGCATGGCCTGTCGTATGCTGTCAAACACTTCCTTATGGGAAAATCGTTGATTGGTTTGTTTTGCTTGCAGCTCCGCCTCTTTCAGCTTGAAATATATCTCACTCTCGAATTGAAGCTTTTCATAGGCTTGAAAACTCATAACAACCATATCTCCATACCCATTTTTGGTTAAAAAAACAGGCTCAGAAGTTTCATGAACAATCCTTGAAATATCTGCGAATTTATTCCTCAAGTCGGATACCGGTCTAATCTGCGGCATAACATAACACCTCCCTGATAGGTTTAGCATAATATTATCATAATTATGCTAAACTTTCAAGGTTCCTAGATTATTAAGATTCCCCGCTCATCATAGACAGAAGCACCCGCAACCCCTTGATTTCTAAGCGCCCTGTCCAGCGCCATAATCAGCGCCACCGCACCGTCAATCCGCTCAGTGCTTTTCTCCTTGTCCGGCTTGATATTGCCAGCCGGGTCAGTACGGATAAAGATATTATCCATCATCCAGCGCAGAACCGGATGGCCGCTATGGGCGATCTTTTCTTCCAGGGTCAGTTTCATTAGTTCCTTGGTAGGAGGGGACATATCCTTAAAACCCTGGCCAAACGGCACCACTGTAAAACCAAGCCCTTCCAAGTTCTGTGTCATTTGGACCGCGCCCCAGCGGTCAAAGGCAATCTCACGGATGTTATACTGGGTCCCAAGTTCCTCGATGAAGCTTTCGATGAATCCGTAATGTACCACATTGCCTTCGGTGGTTTTAAGATACTCCTGCTTTTGCCACAGGTCATAGTTTACGTGATCGCGCCGAACACGCAGGTCGAGGTTTTCTTCCGGTATCCAGAAGTAGGGGAGAATATGAAATTTATCGTCCTCATCAACCGGCGGAAAAACCAGCACAAAAGCTGTTATATCGGTAGTGCTGGACAAGTCCAACCCGCCATAGCACACCCGGCCTTTTAGTTCTTCCGTGTCAACCTTGAAAGCGCATTTGTCCCATTTCTCCATGGGCATCCAGCGTACTGCCTGTTTGACCCATTGGTTGAGCCTAAGCTGCCGGAAGCTGTTTTCTTCAGCAGGGTTTTGTTTTGCGCTTTCACAGGCAGCTTTAATCTTGTCGATACTTACGGTTATACCCAGCGACGGATTAACTTTTTTCCACACTTTAGGGTCAGTCCAGTCGTCATCTTCCTCCGCTCCATAGATTACAGGATAAAACGTAGCATCATGCTTGCGACCGGCCAGCAGATCTTTGGCTTTTTGATGCACCTCATAGCAAATACTGTTGACGTTATCGCCCGCTGTTGTGATGAGGAAGTAAAGCGGCTGCATCCTTGCATCCCCGGAGCCTTTGGTCATGACGTCAAACAGTTTCCGGTTAGGCTGGGTATGCAGCTCGTCAAACACCACGCCGTGGATGTTGAAACCATGCTTCGAATAGGCTTCAGCCGACAGCACTTGATAAAAGCTATTGGTCGGCAGGTAAATAAGCCGCTTGGTGGAGGCCAGGATCTTAACACGTTTGTTCAGTGCGGGACACATCCGCACCATGTCGGCGGCGACCTCGAACACAATAGATGCCTGCTGGCGGTCGGCAGCACAGCCATAAACCTCAGCACGCTCCTCGTTGTCCCCGCAGGTAAGAAGCAGAGCGATGGCGGCTGCCAATTCAGACTTGCCCATTTTCTTTGGAATTTCCACATAAGCCGTATTGAATTGCCTATAGCCGTTGGGTTTCAGTATCCCAAAAATATCGCGTATAATCTGTTCCTGCCAGTCTATGAGTTCAAAGGGCTTACCAGCCCAGGAGCCTTTGGTGTGGCACAGGGCTTGGATGAACGCCACAGCATAGTCGGCGGCATCTTTACTGTATTTTGAATCCGGTGCCATAAACTGTGTCGGTTTATATTTCTTTAGTTTACGTATATTGCCGCCTCCTTTCTTAAAGAGAACAAAAGAAAAGAGCCTCATTAAGAAGCTCTGTTAACCGCATATTTGTTGGCCTTCAGTTATTTGCTCTCATCTTCCTCGCCCGTCAGGATAAAGCGCGCGTACTCGGTCTTGTGGTCATTAAGGTAATTAACCAGTTCGTGAAAGCCTCGGGAGTATGCTTCCTGAGTAACACGGGGAATGTCAAACATATTCGTGACGCCGCTTTCCCTGATGGCCAAAATCTGCATCCGTATGGTCTCATTCATTTTGCTTTCTCCATTTCTGCTGACTTAGAGGCTGCCCGGCGCAGGGTATCATCGAGTTTTCTTATCTCATCCTCGCCAAAAACTACCCCCAGCCCGCTGCCCGAGTCCCAGTCCACAAACACGGTGCCGGTATCGTCGATAAAGGATACGCTGCCCCGGTCGCCGGGCTTTAACCTGGTGTACGGGTCGTCCATGCGGACCAGTTCGACTCGCGTACCCGGGGGATAATATGACCTCAGCGCCTTTAGCATTTCCGGATGAACCTGCTTCATGCTTCCGGCACCTCCTCTGGGACACGCTGGCCGTTTTTGAAAGCGGCGCTACCGGTTAGCCTGGAGAGCAGGATTTTTCGTTCCTCTTTGTATTCCGGCCCGATAAATCCTAATCGCAGCAAGAAGCAGCGGAAAGCGTATTTTTCGTTATCATAAGCCTTTTCGGTGGCGGTTACCCGTTTCTGGTTCTTGGCCATGGCGCAGAGCGCCCCGATGAAGCGGGCATAGGCGTTAACTTCTTCCGCTGCAAGGCTTCTGGAGAACCAAGGGAAACACAGCCTGTCCTCGGTCAGTTCAATTGGCAGCCTGTCTGTGTCCAGGGCTTTTTTAATAAGGGTTTCTTTGCTCTTAACCAGCCGCTCCAGATTGGCAATGGCGGCTTCGGTAAAACCTTCCCTGGGCATCTCAATAACCAGTTCGTTTGGCGCTTCAAATTGAAATCCGCGCTGGTCAAGATCGTTTAATAGTTGCTCAAGATCTTCTTCACTGTTGTTTTCACTGGCGTTGAGGGTGCCTTCTTTGTTGACGGTAAATCCGCCTATGACATAAGCAAAGGTCGGTGCACCTTTGTATTCCGGCGCGGTATTCAGGATTTCACTGATCGCCTTAACCAGTTCTTTGCGCCTAGCGCCGGTAATGTTAAACTTAAATTCCATAGGATCGACCACCTTTCTGTTTTGGTAGTCATATACATCACTCTTAAGCTGTGGAATAGCAAGCCTTTACATCAGTTTTTTCGCGCTTTCAAAGGGTATTTTCTGACCATCGCGCATAAGAAAAACATCAATGTCGGAACCCTTAAACTCAATGTACCTATTCACAATAACATCGCAGAACTTCTCGTCCAGCTCCACAGTGTAGCAAATCCGGCCGGTCTGATCACAGGCGATCAGGGTGCTGCCCGAACCACCGAACGGATCAAGAACAATACACCCTGTCATGCTGGAGTTGAGTATCGGGTAAGCTACCAGCGGCACGGGTTTCATGGTCGGGTGGTCAGTATTCTTCCTGGGTTTGTCAAACTCCCAGATGGTAGACTGCTTACGGTCGGAGTACCAGGCGTGTTTGCCCGCTTTCTTCCAGCCAAACAGGATCGGCTCGTGCTGCCACTGGTATGGCGAGCGCCCCAGTACCAGCGACTGCTTTTTCCAGATACACGTTCCCGAGAGATAGAATCCTGCTTCTAAAAAGGCTTTGCGGAAATTCAGTCCTTCGGTATCGGCGTGGAACACATAGATACTTGCGTCCTTGGCCATCGCCTTTTCGGTCAGGGTGAAAGCTTTCAGCAGAAACTGATAGAACTTTTGGTCCGCCATGTTGTCGTTTTTAATTTTGCCTGCTGTACCCTCATAATTGACGTTGTAGGGAGGGTCTGTCACCACCAGATTGGCAAGTTTGCCATCCATGAGCAGGGAAAAGGTTTCCGCTTTGGTACTGTCGCCGCAGACCAAGCGATGCTGCCCCAGCAACCAGAGGTCACCCGCCTTAGTTATAGCGGGCTTGGCTAGTTCGCCTTCTACATCAAAGTCGTCTTCTTTAACGTCCTCGGCACCGCCCAATAGTTTGTTCAGTTCCGTGTCATCAAAGCCGAGAAGAGATACGTCAAAATCGGCAGCCTGCAAATCCGCAAGCTCTACCGAGAGCATCTCCACGTCCCAGCCAGCGTTCAGGGCAAGGCGGTTATCGGCTATAATATAGGCCCGCTTCTGGGCTTCAGTCAGGTGTTCTGCGAACACACAAGGTACTTCAGTAATACCTTCCTCCTTGGCAGCGAGGATGCGCCCGTGTCCTGCAATGACGTTGAGGTCTTTATCTACGATGACCGGGTTGACGAAGCCAAACTCCCTGAGTGATGCTCGAAGCTGAAGTATTTGCTCCTTGCTATGGGTGCGGGCATTGCGAGCATAAGGTACTAACCGGTCGATATAAACTTTTTCAAAACGCTCGGTTGTGTTCATCTATACCTACCGTCCTTTCCTGCCTGACAGCAGGGCTTCCATAATATCATCCTGCGGGTTGCCGACGAAGGCTGTAGTGCAATTCTGTTTTACAATGTCAAAAATCTCGTACCAGATGAGGTTGGCCTGCTTCTGAAAAGATTGGCTCATCTGTACGAAGGGACTGGCTATAGCGCCACCCGTAGTCGGATGTTTGCCCAAAAGCCCATAGGTGCTGATGGCTTCCTCACACTGGATGTAGCGAGTGAAAGCCTGAGCATAGGCTTCAATCAATCTTGGGTTAACGAATTTTTCGCACCCTCGCTCTTTAAGCCATTTCCAAGTTTCTCTGAACAGATCGTCAGCGCCCAGCGGCTTACCGTCTCTCTGTCTCGCGCTGAGGTAATCGCTGGGCGTTGGCATATCTTCTCCATATAAATCGGCCGCATCGTCAAGGTCGTCCGCTTCAAGCATCGACTCGGGATGCAGTTCCGGGGCTGCTAAAACTTTTGCGGCCTTTCCGGCCGAGATTTTGTCAGCCAGGGGCTGCGGCTTGTCACCGGCGCGAACCCTGCGGCCGCCCCTATTGGTTCCGTCTTTTGCCACAAGCCTTCACCTCCTTACTGTGGCAGGGTTTAATTCCCCGTTTGAACCGTGATTTTTACGCGCGAAGGGAGCCGCCCGTTCTCCGGGGCAGGGGCTATAGAGATTTGATACCCCCTGGGGGGTGAGACAATAAATTCATTTCCCCCAACGACCGCCTTCGCGGGCAGTGATCTCGGAGTGACAAGACGTACACAAACTCATGAGGTTGTCCACATCGTTGGTGCCTCCTTGGGATAGCGGCTTGATGTGGTGTACTTCCTCAGCAGGCGTGATCCGTCCGTCCTTTTGACATTGCTCGCAAAGTGGGTGCGCCGTGATATATCTATCCCGAATACGCTTCCAACTCCTGCCGTAACGTTTCTTCACGGCTGGGTCCCGCTGATAGCGTTCGTATCGTTTTGCTTCGTCCTTGGTGTGCTCCTCGCAGAATCTGCTGGCTGTCAGCTTGGGACAGCCAGGGTAAGAACACGGCCGTTTGGGTTTAAAGGGCATTAAACTTCACCTCGTTAAAGGCATACAAAAAGCCCCCGCAGTGTCCCGCGAAGGCTATTGATACAGCTTTCGATACTATTATTATACAGAGACCTAAAGCAAACACTCCCTCAGAATTCCCTCATCTTTATCCGAACAACATACTGCGCAGGTGATTCAGAGCGTTGCTCCGCAGACGCTCGATATGGCTTTCGCTGTAGCTGAGTTCACTCATCAGTCGGTAGGTTGCACCGGACTTCTGGTTGTCACCCATGTAAAATTCAGAAAGGATGTGCTGCTCGGTATCAGTCAGGCTTGACCAGGCAGGTTCAAACCACGCCATGTACTCTATCGCCTGGCTGTAGCGCTCCCGCAGGATATCCAGCTTGTCAATCTGCGCCGCCAGTTTGTCGGCTCCGGCTTGCGGATTCCTTGCGGAAGGCATTCTTGATAGCTTGGGTGTTCGGGGCGCAATCATTTTTTCGTACACACTCTTTATTTCCTCCGGAGTGTTGTTGATGATAAAACGCATATTGTTATAGTCGCGTATGGCGGCAATTGTCGCCGCGTTCTTATTGATGTATTTCAGCGCAATCATTTGACCGCCTCCTTCAAATTTGCCTTTACCGCGTTAATCAGAGCGCTCTGGGCTTTGTCCTTTCTTTTTAAAGCGCGCATCACATCTTCATCAATGGTACCCTTGGTAATGATATGGTGAATAACCACCGTATCATTTTGACCTTGCCGCCACAGCCTGGCGTTGGTCTGCTGGTAGAGTTCAAGGCTCCAGGTAAGCCCGAACCATACCAGGGTGGAACCGCCCGCTTGCAAATTCAATCCGTGTCCGGCCGATGCCGGATGAATTACGGCCAGTGGTATTTCTCCGTCATTCCACCGACTGATGGAAGCAGCACTGTCCAGCTTTTCAGCGGGGAAGCGCCCCAGAATCCGCTCGAGATCGTGCTTGAACCAGTAAGCCACCAGTACCGGCTTGCCGTTGGCGGCTTCGATAATATCCTCTAACGCGTCCAGCTTGCGGTCGTGAATCCTGGCTGCTGAGCCATCATCGGCATAAACCGCCCCGTTGGCCATCTGCAGCAGTTTGTTTGACAGGCTGGCGGCATTCAAGGCGTCTATTTGCTTTCCTTCCAGTGAAAGCACCAGATCCCGCTTTATGGTGTCATAGACCTTTTGCTCTTTCTCCGACAGCCAAACGGGGATCTCGTTCATCACCACTTCCGGCAACTTTATATAATCAGTGTTTTTCATACTGATGGTGATGTCAGAAATCAGGCGGTAAATCTCATCCTCTGCTCCGGGTAGCGGTTTATAGCTAAACACCACAAGCTGATTGCGCTTTTCCGGGGTAAAGAAGTTGCTACGGTAATGGGTGATGAAGCGACCGAGCCGCTGACCCATGTCAAGAATGCCGATTTCCGCCCATAAATCCATGAGGCCGTTACCGGATGGTGTACCTGTTAGCCCAACGATACGTTTTACCTTCGGGCGGACACGGCGAAGTGCTTTGAACCGCTTTGAAGTATATGTCTTGAAGGAGGAAAGTTCGTCAACCACCACCATGTCGAAATCGAAGGGAAGGCCGCTCTTATTAACCAGCCAGTCCACGTTTTCCCGGTTGATAATATACACATCGACGTTTCGCATCAGTGCAAACTTGCGTTCCTGTTCATTGCCGATGGCCAATGAGTAGGTCAGGCCTTTCAGGTGATCCCACTTTTCGATTTCAAAAGGCCAAGTTTCTCGTGCCACTCTGAGGGGGGCGATAACGAGTACTTTGCGGATGAGAAAACTGTCTAGCACAAGGTCAAAGATGGCAGTAAGGGTAATAACGCTCTTGCCAAGCCCCATATCCAGAAATACCGCCGAAATAGGATGCTGCAGTATGAAATTGGTTGCATAGGTTTGGTAGTCATGAGGACAATATTTCATCAAGCGCCCCTCCAATCTGCTCAGTATCATTAATTACGTACACCAAAAAGCCTAACGCCTCCAGTTGCCTTTTTCGCTTTACCTGCAAAGGGCGAAGTCGCTTCCCTGGTGCTTTAAGTTCTACGAAGGCAAGCTTGCCATGGGGGAGAAGTACTAAGCGGTCAGGCACACCATCAAAACCTGGTGAAATAAGCTTCAGGGCGATGCCGCCCATCGATTTGACTGTGTTTGTGAGTTTTAATTCTATGGTTTTTTCTCTCATAAGAATCCTTTCTGCCAGTTCCAAGGTTCCAAAGTTCCAAGAATTCCATATAACCTATACGCGCGTATATGAGGTAAACACGATACCCTTTCTCTATATACAAAAATATTTATATATTTTGGAACCATGGAACCCTTGGAAAAAGTGTTGATATTTCAAGGTTCTAAGAGGTTCCATGATTAAGATTTTCGGTTCCATCAATGGTTCGCACCCATACATATTGAGCGCCATAACCCTTGATTTTCTTTTTCTGGCCGGAGTACACCCAGCCGCCGATCTTTTGCATGATTAGCTTGATTTTGTAACTGTCAGCCTGGCGCTCAAATTTACCCCGGTCGTTGCCGAAGCATTCACACCAGATTTCCATGTTGCTGACGTACTCGCGCTGAATCTTGCCTTCCGGCCGCAATGGGTCGTCCGAGGAAAAGTAATGTTTCCGGCTGTACAAATCCATATCATACCAGCCTTCCGGCAGGAGCATATCGAGGTATTCGCGCACCACGCCTTCGCGCTCATCAGTTTCCAGCGCTGCCGTCTGTTCCGCTTTTGCTTGCTGGGCGACCTTTCCTTCAAGATAGAGTTTTTCTCCTTGCATCCAGTAGTGCTTTGCTTCAGCCCAGATCTGCGGCACATCAGTTTCGGGCAAATCCCAACCTTTATTACTGCCGCCCCAGACACGCACCACCCAGAAACGGCGATTGCCGGTGGTATCACGCAGGAATCCTGCGTTTTCCGCATTCGTAGAGCCGACGATAATACATTGGCGCGGATGGCTTTCGACTGTCCGCCCATAGGAGGGGCGGTACTGGTCGTCTTGTCGGGAGAGAAAGCCCTTGATGTTGTTGACGTCCATTTTCGATAGACCCGCTAATTCAGGAATTTCTACAATCCAAACACCCTGAATCTTCTCTGCAGCATCTTTGCCTTTGCCCATATCGGTAAAGTTTAGGCTATCGGAAAACCATTCTCCGGCCAGCCGGGCAAAGAAAGTGGATTTACCGAGGTCGGTCCGTCCGTTTAAGACCAGCATGGAGTCAAACTTGATGCCTGGCTGATAGATACGGGCCACCGCCGCCGCGAGGGTTTTACGGGTGACCATTCTGGTATACTCCGAATCCTCCGCGCCAAAATATTTAACCAGCAAGGTTTCCACACGATTGACGCCATCCCATTCGGGCAGGTTGTCCAGGTAATCACGAATAGGATGGTAGGCGCGGTCATCTGCCACCTTGGTAAGCGCAAGCTCATAGTTGCGGGAAGAAAATGTGCCGTAGGTTTTATCTACATAAGCAACCAGCTGCGCCATATCCGCATCCCGCCATGGCTGATACGGACGTTCCCACGGCAGAGCGTCATCACCATATATTTGATTAGCAAGCCGGTTATACCGGATGCCTTGCAGCTTGGGGTCGTTTTTTAGGATGAGCAGCAGGTTGCCAAGGGAGTTTTTAAGCACGGTAGAGCGTGGCTCATACTCCAGTTTTTTCTCCCAGTCCGTATCTACCACGGCAAATTCAGCCGAAGCCTGTGTCCGGCGTTCTTCTGCCAATAGCAGTTTTACACGCTCGTCATTTACAGCAAGCTCCGACATTGCCTTATAGGACGGCAGCTTATTTACCGGGGTATCTTCTGCGGACTTATCGTCAAGGCTTCGAAATTTATGAAGCCGTACCAGGTCAAACGCATTTAACAGTTTTCCGCAGACGGGGTCGGTGGCATGATGGCTATAGGCGAACGCGCTATCATAGATAACCACGCCCGCGCTGCTGTCAGCAGGGATATAGTCGTATCTGCCGTTCATAGCGGACGGCTCATATACATCGGAGAGGAAGGTGTCGATTGCGTCTTCAACAGTATAGGCACGGTTAAACGCACCGATGATACCCGGCTTGGTAAGCGGATTACCGGCTTCGGCGACACCGCTTCGCGCTACCTCGGATTGGCGGCTGGAACGTGGCCAGGTGGACTCGTCCTGCCAATCGTCATAGTGTGCAAGGTATATGTCGGGGTCAAGATTGCTGCCATCTTTTTTCTGAAACCAGAATTCACCGTTCATCGAAGTAGAAGGCCAGTACATGAGCCGGTGGGCTTCATAGGTTGTATCGTCGAACAGGTCAATTCCAATGTCCTTTGCTACCATCCGGGCTACCGCAGGGTATTCCGCTTCGCTGACATCGCGGGAAAGTGGGATGGCAAGGCGGATACGAGGCTTTTCAGGAGTATGCTTATGGGTGGAGTAGGCACAGCACTTAAAGCCGCACTTCATAATGACTTCATCCCAAACCCCCGGAGTGCCATAGTCCATGTCCAGAAGAATCATGGAGCGGCAGAGTACAAAGCCTTTTTTGCGCCTGCCTTCGCGCAAATGACCGGCTACATAACCGCCTACATCCTTGATAGTATCCTGCTGACCTTTTTTCAGTTTGCGGTATTCCTCTACGGTTTCCGTCGTGCGGACGGTGGAACTGACTCGCATGCAGAAATTCTCCCAGGATATGTCACTGTTTTTCCACTTCTTATCCATGCGACTATTGCCATAAGAAATCTTCATCCTGAAACCTCCCTGCAGTCCTCAGAAAAATATCTAATAGTGTATTTCTTTCGCTTGGCTCTCTCAATCTCTGCCTTCATGCCGGAGGAGATATAAGTGCCAAACACCCAGACTTCAGCGCATTTTGCCATGAGTACATTGCCAAAGAATAATCCTAGGCTGCGTTCTGACAGGTTATTGTCATCTAAAAACTGAGGATATAGCAGGTGCGGTGTGATAGGGATATATCCCATATCAACCGCAAACCGGCTATATCGCCTGGCAGACTTGATGTTGTTTCCGATATCCCCGGAGTAGGGGGAACAGATATATACAAGGGGCCGAAAAGCTTTAGCGGCTTTTTCCTCTTGCTCTATAGATGTTAAAGCTTCATAGGCGGTGGGGTCATAGTAGCCTTCTAAGTTGTATTTGTCGGTGCTCATAGCGTCACCTCACACTTTTGGGGAAGGAACAGGGTTTCCAACACTTCATAGGCATAACTGTTGGTAAACTTAAAACGGTCATCATTGGTTTGGCACTTTTGAATTTCATAACCGTGCTGGCGTGAATATGCTGATGCTGCCCGGCCGTTGCGCTGGCAAGTTTTCATGTCCCATCCCATATTGAAGTGCTGGTTGAATTTCATAATTGTCCAAAATTTCTCGGATTCATTGAGCCTTATGGCTAATTCCTCATTTTGGGCAGCAAGTTTGGCATTCTTCACCTGTTCCTCTTTTAGCTGTGTTAAAAGCCGAATGCCGAAGTCAGGATCGGCAAGTATTTTATCAATGGTTGTCTCCGTCATATACGCACCATGCTTGCGGATAGAGGGGAGAACTTCGTCAAACACCCAGTGTTCAAAACGAATGGCACCGGGAAGATTAGAACGGATAATGAGACGGTAAAGGTCGCCCTCAGGGATGAAAATTTTTCCAATTGTTTTATTTGGATTTTGCGGATGGGGTACTCCCTGTTTTAGGGAGTACCTACAATGCATCGCTATTGCATTATGTGGTTTGGCATACCCCAGAATGGTGGCGCATTCCGTTGCTGGGAAATAGGCCTTGTCATTAATCATTAGCACACTTAATGAGCCGAATTCGCTGTTGTTGAAAATCTGTATTTCGTTATTCATAGCGACCCTCCAATCTTGACCCGCTGCACTTCTGGCAGTAAACCGTTGTGCTATACAGGTCACCTTCGTCATCGCTGAACAATTCTGCTAGGTTAATTTCTACCTCACACCCACAGCCGGGGCAGGTACAGAACACATTGTCATCGTGGATTTCCACAATTACCTCAACCGCGTCGCTGATCTTTTCTCTTACATAAAACATGTTTTACCTCCCATCGTGAAGGCATCATTGCCCTCTACCATCCACAGGACAGGAGGCACGTTTTTGAGTACTTTATATCAGTCTTTTTTATAAAAATCTGTTTCATATCCGTCTGCCCGCAGTAAAAGGCCTTTTGCCCAGGGCGGGGTTTGGCCCATTTGATTGCATACAGCCTCAGTTGACATACGGTGATCAGCTTCGATAACAATCTCATCGTGGACGTGCATCACGATGGCGCAGTCTCGAAGATTCTGCATGGCATAGCAGAGGATATCTCGGCTTACTGCCTGGACGATGTTTTCCACAAACTTCGGGCCGTAGCTATCAATCCGCTCCCATTTCTTTGTGCCGCCGATACCTTCGTAGGTGATGCAGTCCGATCCAAATCGGTTTTCGCCAATACGCGGTTTCACATAGGCAAGACGCCTGCCGGATAGAAGAATGATAAAGAGCATTCCGCTCTGATAGGAAAAGCGGATGCCATGTGTCGCTGTGGAGGAACGCTCCTTGACTGCTGTCATAGCGGCACGGTCGATATCCCACCAAAGTCGTACGATATTGGGGTTCGACGATCTCCAGGCGGAAACAAGTGGTTGGAGTTCTTCCTCTTCAAGCCCCATCTCAATTGCGCCCATAGCTTTGAGAGCGCCGACTGATCCGCCGTATCCGAGAGCGAGTTCGGCGATTTTACCTTTTTGCCGCAGGTGGCCGTTGATACCGTTTTTTTCTACAGGAACATGGAACATCTGGGAAGCGGAAGCACAGTAGATATCACCGCCGGATTCAAAGACTTCCTGCCGCCATTTTTCACCTGCAAGCCAGGCGATGACCCTTGCTTCAATTGCCGAGAAGTCCGCCACGATGAATTTACAGCCGCTTTTCGGGATAAAGGATGTACGGATGAGTTCTGACAACACATTTGGTACAGATTCGTAGAGTATTTCCAAAGCCGCGAGGTTACCAGAACGCACAAGGTTTCGAGCCTGTTCTAGGTCGGGCATGTGGTTCTGGGGCAAATTTTGCAATTGTATTAATCTGCCAGCCCATCTGCCGGTTCGATTGGCCCCGTAAAACTGGAACATCCCACGGGCGCGGCCGTCAGCGCAGACGGCGTTTTCCATTGCAACATATTTCTTAATTGATGACTTTGCCAGTGACTGCCTGAGTTCCAGCACCTTACCGAGCGATTCCGGTGCGGTTTTCAGCAGTTCTGCCACAGCCTTCTTGCCAAGCGAATTGGTTTCAAGGCCGTGGTCGGAAAGCCATTGCTTCAACTGAACCACAGAATTTGGATTCTCGACTTTGGTCAGTTCCCGTAACATACGGGTCAGTTCGGAGCGTGAACTTTTATCCATATCAATGGCTTGACGCACAAGAGCCATATCCAGTGCTACACCACGGTCGTTGATCTCCTGGTCGAGGTGATATTCCTCCCAAACTTCCTCCGGCACGGGGAATTTTGCCAACTTCTTTTTTATGGCCATCTCGGATTCCACATCACGACGGTTATAGGCTATGAATGACGCCCACTTATCCGGAGCATCGGTTGGCAGATTGCGAGTGCGACCACCGTTTGCGGCGGTAGATTTGCATGGTTGGCAAAAGTAGCGGATAAGGTCCTTGCCTTCCGTCAGCTTCTGCTTTTCCAAGCCCAGAACGGCACCGGCTCCCTCCAGGGAAAGGGGTAGCCCCATGTATGCCGACCACACCATCGTGCAGCGCCAGGATTTTGGATTAAGATATTGACCTGCGGGTAAACCTAACCACTTTGACAAGCAGATGCGTTCAAACTGGGCGTTGAAAGCCCATTTTGTCACGTCTTCATCCATAAGCGCATCAACGACTTCGGTTGGAATTGTTTCGTCGCTCGTGAGGTCAACCACCCGAACCTCGCCGCCATCAACAGAATAGCCGAAGAGCAGGATTGCAAAATCCGGTGATTCCGCATAGCGATAGACCCCGCTTTTGGCGAGGTCTACAGTGCTGTACGTTTCTATGTCGATACTGAGCGCCCTCACGAGAGGAAGTCCTCATCGATCTCGGTGGCGAAATCGTCCTCAGCTCTGGACTTGCCGCCAAGAGGTTCACCATCCCGGATTTTCTGTAGATTGTTCAGTCCGCAGGCAATACCTTTGTTACCGTTGCTATTAAAGGCATAGAAGTTGATACTAGCCCTGCCGTAAACTCCGCTGTAAACCTCAGAACGTTCAAGGATGGGCTGGAGGTTGGCGTCTACGATACCGGGCGCGGTTGCAGAGTTAGCGTTGATAAAGTAGGCGTTGGCATAGGCGGGATCATCCGGCCGTTCGGTATCGCCGTCACGCAATGGTGTCTTGATAGCGGAAAGGGGCGGCATAGTTTTGCCGTTGCCTTTCAGCTTAGCCTCACCCTCACGGTAGGCTGCTTCAATTGCAGCTTTAATTTTTGCTATGGTGCGAGTGTCGGACTTGGGGATGATGAGCGATACAGAGAACTTCGGAGTGCCTCCGTTAATGGACTTAGCCTCCCAGACGTTGGCATAAGACCAGCGGGTGTCGGGTCCGGTTATAACCTTCATAGGATTACTATTGACTTTGTTTGAATTATTTGACATAAGATTTTCCTCCTTAAAATTCACTAAAATCTTGTTGCGCGGTGGCGATTGCCGGGCGTTTATCGCTTTCCGGCACAAGCGTTGGTTTGCCTTGAGGTTTTTCAATGTAGCCGCCGAGAACTTCTTCAAAACGTTTTTTGCCGAGTAGAGAGATCATGGCGGTGATACCCAGGACTTTGCGTTCGTAGGGGTCAAATCCAGCCGCGCTGACTGCAGCAGCCACCGCAGCCTCGTCAGTGTATCTGCGGTTGGAGCGGCCTTCGACTAATTTCCACCCGTTCCATTGCTTACCACCTAGGGCAGAGCGCAGAGCATAGTCTTTGATGTCGTTGGCCCATGAGATTAGGCTGTCGATTTTCCCAAGGATATCTTCAACCTCATCGTCCTCCAGCAGAGGGGGAAGCTTGAAGTCATATCGGGCGAGTTCCAGGTTACGTTCGGCTCTGGCACGGCACTCGTGCTTCACTTTGCAGAACTGGCACCATTCGCCGCAATTGAATTCTCCGTCCCCGGCGTAAGCGAGTTCGGCAGTTGGCTTTAAAATTTCCTCAGCCCATTGGTACAAGGATTCCTTGAATACCGTGTAGGTGGACACGTTATCGCGCCTGGGTTGGTAGATGGTCATGGAAACCGTATCGATGTCGTAGATACCATCAAAAATCTCCAAAGCTCCCAGTGCATACAGCTTCATTTGCGGGTTATCCTCTGCTTCTACCAGTACTCCTTGTCCGTGTTTATAATCCACGATGTGGAGTGTACCGTCCGCGATAACTAAACAGTCGCCGGTACCGAAGCCGCCCTCAACGTATTTGGAAAAGTCGAGCCGCTGTTCGATGAGGACAACCGGGTCGGCACAGCTTTGTTTGGCCATTTCAACCAGTTCGAGGATATAGGCGGCATAGCCGTTGGCGCAGTCCTCCATCGCCGCGTTGTAAAAAGAAAGGTCAGCGGTGGGGTCTTTGGCACGGATACCGAGTGCGACCTTCAGCTTGTACTCGCAGAGCATATGGGCCGACGTTCCTTCAGCGGCATATTCGCTGCCCTTGTCCTCATAACTCTCGCAGAGCCTAGCGGAAGGAGGACAGTTCAGCCACCTGTGAGAGGAGGAAGCGGAAAGGAGAGCGTGGCCCAGGCCAGCTTCTCTTGTGCCTACGGCACAATTCACCTTCTGTTTACTCATTTCCCAGCACCTCAGCTTCCGCAAGCAGTGCCGGATATTCCGCGGGATCGATTTCCGACAACTTCGCAGCGCCGTGCTTTTCCAGTAGGTCCCGAACTTTGGCGGTGTGACCGGACCGGCTCTTTTCTGCAAGAACAGCTCTGACCGCTTCAAGGCTGATTGGCTTTTCATCCGATGCAGGGACTTCCGCTTCCGGCTGATCCGTAGTATGGGCATCACCGTTACCGCTAAACAAGTCAGCAAGCGACTCCGATATACTGATAAGCGCTTCGCCGCAGCGCTTTAGCTCAGTAACCACAAGAGAAAGTTCACTCATCTTGCTCATCCGAGTTTCCTCCTTCCGCCCTTTTTCTGTCCTGCCGGGAAAGCATCGTAAGCTTCCGGGCAAGGCGTTTTGACACCACACTGATTGCCGTGAGGACATCCGCCAATTCCTCATCCATCTCACGGTCGCGGATTTCGGTGTCGGTTTGTTGCGCTTGTTTTTCCATTTTTGAACCTCCGTTCCGAGGGGTGCTTTTCTTCCCTCACCATCCACAGGACAGAAGTTGGAAAGTTGAGTACTTTTTTTTAGAAATTTTCTTGATGGTGATGCCCTCTGATATCCGTAGGAAACCAGAGGGCGTGATTGTAAGATCAGATAAAGTCCTTGAGACGCTCCCGCAACTGGGCGAACAGTTTTGTTTTTCGTTTATTAATAGCTTTCTGAGAAAGGCCGATATCGCTGGCAATTTCCCGCTCTGACTTGCCGACGCTGAAAAGTTCCATGATCCTGCGGTTGTCCGGATCGAGTTCATCTAAAGCGGCATAAAGCTCTTCGAGGAGCAGCTTGTCCGCAACTAGTTCGGCAATGTCAACGAACTCAGCTACCTCAAAGCCATCCTCGGTGAACTTGTCCAGCGATAGGACACTGCCTGTCCGCTGTTTGTCGCACTTGCTGCAGTCCCTGTTGCAGCGGTTGCCGTTTTCATCGCGGCAACGTTTTTCGCGATCTTTGCGTTTGTGTTCAGCCCATGCCGGGCGTTTATACGCTCGGTAGACTTCTTCTGTTACGGGGATTTGCTGTCCATCGATTTCGATGTAACGCTGAGTGGTTGGCTGTTGATTGTCATTGATTGGCATTTAATTTCCTCCTGTGATTTGAAATGAGTGAGCAATCGCAGGGAGGAAATTTTATGGCTTAATATATAGGGCACACTTATGGCATTGATTTCCAGGGAAGTGCGTGATACAATGATTTAGTGGGAATTGGTATGAATTGCTTTTAAGCTTTAACGCACTGAATCCATCGGTTTGAAGGAATAAAAAAAAGCCCCTGCGATTTCTCACAAGAGCTACCTAATAGTCCACAAAGTTATGGGGCAATCGTTGTTACGGTTAATAAAGTCAATAAGGTTAACAAGTTTCAAGGGAGGCATAATTTATGAAAAATGATTATCCGCGGCTTTGTGGCGGGACGTTCTTATCTCTGGTACTGCAAGCCCTAAAACAGCGCACAAGCGCCCGTGGACATATTGTCAGCGAGCGAGACGGCCTTTCTAATCCCGAAGTGCTTAGCGCGTTGATTCGGGTTATTAACCCTGATTTTAAAAAACCTAATAAAGATACTTTTGATACAAATACCTCGAATTATATAAAATGCAAAATATCGAGAGGGACTTATTTCCCGTTTGATGAACCAGCAATGATAGATTATTTCGACAAACTCGTAAAGAACGACTATCAAGCTGCACTCACAAATATGTCCGATTTTGTAAATATTTTCATAGAAGTAGGAACAGCCGTCGGCAAAGATGTGCGGCTCGTAAAGGCACTGATTGAACTAATTGCTGCTGATGAAAGCATCGGAGGGGAAGAGCAGTTCTACAGTTGTGAAAATGGACATTTTATAACAAAAACAGATTTGATTGAGGTAAAGGAAGTATGCCTTCCAGCTTTTTTACTGGGAATCTGGCATTATATTCTTATTAATAGGAAAGAAAACACTGTAGGTATAGAAACTTACAATAGATGGCATAAAGCCCCGGAGGAACGTCGAGGGAAGTGGACTTTTATTGGTTCAAACGGTGCGAGCATAACCCGTGATATTAAAGTGAACTTTCGTAGCGAGCCTGTAGAAAATATGGCTTCAGCTGACGAATCGCCAGCCTCTGATCAATCGTCAGATTCCCGAGGACATTCGCTGTTACCTGTGACAACATCTGACAGTACAGACCCGAAACGTATTACCGTCAACAATTATGGGACAGTTCAGAATCAGAAGTTCATCTCTATAGAAACGATGAACGGAGACATAAATCTATGAGTGAAAATAGTATGGGAAATGTAGATAATCGTGCCAACATCGGCAATCAAACGATAATTAATATTCAAAATATGCCGGGGAATATTGTATTGCCCGATAATAAAGTTAAATCGGGTAATACCCCATCTGGAGTACCTGGAGTACAAAATGACTCTGTTTATTATGACGAAGAATTTGACGGTCGTGTCTTAATGCTCGACCGTGCTTTACGCCGTCTCAGCGAAACCATAGAAAAAGGTGATAAAAAACAGAGTGAAACAGTTGTTTGCAGGTTTGTCGATAATCTTAATGAAACTGTTTCTCAAAGTAAGCGACTTATCAATATAGTTGGAGAACTAAAAACATTTGTAGAAAATATAACAAAACTAGCCGAAGAGTGGGCTGTTGCAGCTAAAGAGGCCGAAACAGACACTGAAGAAAGCGGAAAACCGCTCGGGCTGGTATTTGAAGATATAAAGTCTGCCTTGCATTTCTATTTCGATTTTCGACAGGAGTATTTACTGAAGAGAAAATTTACGTTGCCGCAAAATGCAACGCCTATAGAGCGCATGCTCACGATATTCAAACAAACGGTTTCTGATTACCGTATCTACGATTTTGTTTATACCGATCCATGTGTGTCGTTGTCTGCCGATTTGGAAATGGATGTGGAGTATTTTGTTGCGGTTATTAAAGATAGGTTATTGCTGCCGTTCGCTTATTTGCAAAAAGACCCACTGTTTTTAAAAATCAGTGGGTTTGTGCAAACCATGGAGGCTTACAATACATATTTATCAAACCATATGCGTCCAATGAATGATCACAGAGCGGATACTTACGTTCCGTTACACCGTGAGGACAATATCAGCTGGGCCGCAGAATTTCAGGAAAATACCTTAAACTTCCGTAAGGAGCTTGACCGCATTTTCGGTGAAATTACGAATGGGGAAACCTTGTTCATATACGATGTTAGTGAAGATTGTAGCGGTTCGATACCGTTCTTTAAATACCTTTCCGCAGCGAAAGAATATTATAGGAAGCTGAAAACCCTCCTTTACGACAAGACGCCGAAAGAATTCTACAGTTTTTATGTCTGCAATGACTTGAAGTATAATCAAAAAGCCATAGGAAACATAAGCGCAGCCAGACTTTGTTCGTTGTCGCATTTCATCATCATCTCTGGTATAGGGGGCCTGGGGAAGTCGATGATAATGCGCCATCTACTGCTTAACGCGATTGACAACTATGACGAATTAAAATTTTTGCCTATTTTTATCCAGTTGAAAGATTACGGTGAATCAACAGGCGACCTGCATGACTATGTATATTCGGCGGTGAAACGCTTTGATGAAAATATCACAAGCGAACAGTTGACCGCCATCCTCGAAAGCGGTTCGTGCCTTTTGCTATTTGATGGATTAGACGAAATCATATCTGCCTTATCAACGCGGTTCGTTCGAGAATTAGAAAGTTTTGTATGCCATTACCCTCAAAGCTATTTCGTCCTTTCTTCCCGCCCGTTCCGCCAGTTTGTCGCGCTAAATAACTTTTGCGAATTAGAGTTACAACCGTTCAGCAAAATGCAAGCATTGAAAATGATAGACAACTTCAAGTTTAGCGAGGACGAAAGAAAAATTAAGGAGAGTTTTCGCAATCAGTTGGAACATGAGCTGTGGTATAGCCATAGGGAATTCGCCGAGAATCCTTTGCTTCTCACTATTATGCTAATGTCATTTGAAGAGTATTCGATAGTACCGTTGAAAATGTATAAGTTCTATGAGATGGCATTTGAGACGCTTGCCAGAAAGCACGATGACGCTAAACTACTTGTCCGCGAGTTCAAGTCCGGGTTGTCAAAGGATGTAATTGCCGACTATTTGGCGAAGATTTGCTTTCTATCATATAAGGATGAAAAATACGAATTGACTGAAAGCGAATTCAAATTTTATTTCGACCAATGTCAAAATAACACATCTTCAAAAATCAATGCTGATGATTTTCTGTTTGACGTCAGCAACAATCTCTGTTTGTTACTTCATGAGGGCGGTAAATATCGTTTCATTCATCGCTCTTTCCAAGAATACTTTTGCGCGAAAAATCTGAAAAATGGCTTTGAAAAAGTGTCGACGGATAAAAAAGAATTAATGTCAGCCGGGCTTATCAGGTTCTTCGACCGCTTCGATAACAGCGACGATAAAGTGCCTGATATGCTTTATGATATGGTACCGGAAAAGACAGAGGAATTTATCATTATACCTTACTTAGAAAATCTAGTTGGTGATAACTTCGTTGAGGATGAAGATGGGTATTGGGCGTTCCTTGAAAAGGTGTACCCAAGTATTAAGGTTTGGCATGAATACCATGAGCATTACGAAATTGATAGAGAGACCGGTGAGTATACTGACGAATCTTATTACGATTTCAGCATTGATGACAACGGGGCATTTATGGCGAATTCGAAATTGTATTTTTTTATAATTGATACACTGATGGGTTTTGACACTGATAATAGTACGTACTATGACAACGAAGATATTATGGATAAGGTGCCGCAGATAATTAAAGAATTCAAACAAATAGAAGAAACAGAAGCTGACCAATGTAAACATAATGATGCCTCTGAAATAGAGCAGGAGATTTACGAATTTTCAACGTTTGTGAAAGTTGAAGATGATTACTGGTTTTCGGTAAGCGAGGTTCGTAAAAATCCGGAAAAACATGCTAACCTGCTTTCGGTAATTAATAGTAAGGATTTCATCTACAAAAAAGCTTATTATGCATTAAAAGAATATTTAAATGACCTGAAGTCCAAGCAACAGGCTACGGATGATGAGTGGACGGAGGTATTTCTTTAGTGAATTACAGCGAATTCAAAAGAATCGCGAACTATGGCGATGTTAAAAACCAAACGATAATCAATATAAACAAAGTGAACGGTAATATTGTTGGCGGTATATCAGGTGAATATAATCCTACAGTGAAAGATTTTTATCGAAACTTGTTGGTTTATCTTGAGTCAAAACGCGTTTTATTTAACCCTGGCGCAGTAGAACAGAAAGAACACTGCATTGCCTCTGTGCTTGAAATGAAACAAACCTTGGCTAGCAGTGTTATGGGAATGAGTTTTACCGATAAAGAGCTACAGCCTATACGGGATATGATTGAAGCTTGCAATAATTATCTTGATAAAGTAGGCATTTTCAATGGTCATGGATTCATCATAGACCACCAGGATTGGGAATGGTTTAATATGTCACCCAACGGTGCTTTAGGAAGTTTACGGATGGGATTCCGTTCCGTAATAGAGAACATAGAAAGGGATTATGGTCTGAAATATAACAAGGAAATTAGATAACTGCCCTGAATACTGTCGTGTAGTCTGCAGAGGGCAATCCATAAGGAGGAACAACAATGACGAACCAGCCGGAAAAATGGTCCAGCCTTGAAGAAATTGCTGAGTATCTTGGCGTCAGCAAGGATACCATTCGCAATTGGATAAAAAAAGGCGTTATTCCTCATCGTAGGATAGGTAAGCAATACAAGTTTAAGATATCTGAAGTGGATGCTTGGGTTAATAGCGGCAAAAGCGCAAAGATTGAGTAAACGAAAATAAACTTTGTAAACGAGAGAAAACATATGCAAATTCTTGACAACGTGACTAAAACCGTCAAAGATGACTTGGCGGCAACGGTATCAAAAGGTGATAAATTATCGATAGCCGCTGCTTGTTTTTCAATATATGCTTACCAAGCGCTCAAAGAGCAGCTTGATGGGATTGACGAGCTGCGCTTTGTATTTACCTCACCGACCTTCTTGAAAGAAACAGCACCTAAGGAGAAGCGTGAGTTCTATATCCCTCGGCTTAATCGCGAACGATCTTTGTATGGCACGGAATTTGAAGTCAAGCTGCGTAATGAACTGACCCAGAAGGCGATTGCCCGCGAGTGTGCAGAGTGGATTCGGAAAAAGGTACGCTTCCGCTCTAACATAACCGGTGGAGCGATGAGCGGATTCCTTAGTGTGGTCAAACCCAATGAAGCAATAGCCTATTCGCCATTAAATTCGTTCACAACTTCGGACTTGGGGTGCGAGCGAGGCAACAACATAATGAACCTTGTCAACCGCATTGACGCTCCGCTGTCTGGAGAGTATGTTAAGATGTTCGAACAGATATGGAATGACAAGAACCTACTTCAGGATGTGACAGAACAGGTTATTGACGGCATCACAGCCGCCTACAACGAAAACTCGCCTGAGTTCATTTATTTTGTAGCCATTTATAATATTTTTAACGAGTTTCTTGAGGATATCAACGAGGACGTACTGCCGAACGAGGCGACAGGGTTCAAGGAAAGCAAAATATGGAGTAAACTATACAGTTTTCAAAAAGATGCCACTCTTGCGATTATCAATAAACTGGAAAAGTATAATGGTTGTATCCTTGCCGACAGTGTCGGTTTAGGTAAGACATTCACTGCCCTGGCCGTTATAAAATACTACGAGCTCCGTAATCGCAATGTGCTGGTGCTATGTCCGAAGAAACTAGGTGACAACTGGCTGACATTCAAGGAAAACTATCTCAATAATCCTATAGCTTCAGACCGCTTGCGATACGACGTACTATACCACACTGACTTATCTCGAGATCGTGGCTTTTCAGGGAGCATAGACCTCTCGAAACTTAACTGGAGCAACTACGACCTGGTAGTCATAGACGAATCTCATAACTTTAGAAACGGCGGTGATTATTCGGGACGTGGTGATGCAAAGCGCGAGAACCGTTATCTGACCCTGTTGAACAAGGTCATCCGCAAAGGTGTGAAAACAAAAGTATTGATGCTCTCTGCAACGCCAGTCAATAATAAGTTCTCCGACCTGAGGCATCAGCTTGAACTTGCTTACGAGGGTAACGCTGAACTTATAAATGACAAACTCGAAACTGCTAAGCCGATTGATATAATATTTCGCAACGCTCAAACTGCCTTTAATAAATGGAGCAAACTCGACTCAGAAGAACGCACGACCGAGAACCTTCTTCGGTCGCTCGACTTTGACTTCTTTACATTACTTGACAGCGTAACAATTGCCCGTTCCCGTAAGCATATTGAGAAATACTATAACATAGAAGAAATAGGCAAGTTTCCAGAAAGAATGAAGCCGCTTGCCCTGCGCCCGAAATTGACTGACCTACCATCGGCGATTGACTACGATGAAATCTACGAACAGCTTATGCGGCTAAATCTTGCTGTATATATCCCAACCGACTTTCTGCTCGAAAGCCGCCGCGCCAAGTACATAGACCCGAGCGTAAACATTGACCGAGCCGGTCGCGAAATCGGCATTCGCCGCTTGATGTGTATCAATCTCCTAAAACGGCTTGAGAGTTCTGTATATTCATTCCGCATCACGATTGACCGGGTGAGGAAGCTGATAAACGGCACGATTGCCGACATCGATGCTTTCACTAGCGGTGGCAGCAAGATTATCAACACACAGGAAATCACTGATACTGAATTTGACGCCGACGACGCCAACACTGATTTTTTTGAGCATCAGGGTAAGAAACTGGACATCGACCTTGCCGATATGGACTATGTGTCCTGGCGTGAGAAGTTAGTCGAGGACTCTGAAACCCTCGAACTGCTCTCAATGATGATCGAGGACATCACCCCTGAATTCGACAGAAAACTACAAACATTGATAGGCATTATCTCAGACAAGATACAGCGGCCGTTTAATCCCGGCAACAAAAAAGTGTTGCTATTTTCTGCGTTTTCGGATACAGTTGACTACCTTTATTCCCAAATCGCTCCGCTCATGAAGCAGCGGTTCGGGATTGACGTGGCCATGATAACTGGCACGACAGACGGCAGGACAACTGTCAAACTGCCGCGCACTGATATGAACACAATACTGACATTGTTTTCGCCGCTTTCAAAGGACAAAGCTTTACTGATGCCCAATAACCCCGCCGAAATAGATATCCTCATCGCTACGGACTGTATATCCGAGGGGCAGAACCTTCAGGACTGCGACTTCTGCATCAATTACGACATCCATTGGAACCCCGTTCGCATTATCCAAAGATTCGGGCGCATTGACCGTATTGGTAGCTGCAACGCCAGGATTCAGCTGGTGAACTTTTGGCCTAATATCGATTTGGACAAGTACCTTGAATTAAAAGGCCGCGTTGAAACCCGTATGAAAGCCTCCGTTATGACGTCGACAGGCGACGACAACCCTATTGACCCCGAGGAGCAAGGCGACCTGGAATACCGAAAGTCACAACTTGAACGCCTGCAAAACGAAGTCGTAGACATCGAAGAAATGCAATCCGGCGTTTCGATTATGGACTTGGGCTTGAATGAGTTTAGGCTCGACCTGCTTGAATACATCAAGAATCACGATAACCTCGATAAAGTCCCATTCGGTCTCCATGCAGTTGTGAGAGGAAACGACGATGAGCCGGAGGGTACAATATACATATTAAAAAATCGCAATGCGGGCATCAACCCGCAGAACAAGAACCAGCTTCACCCGTTTTATATGGTTTATGTTCGCGATGGTTCGGTTATCCATATCGACCACCTGCAGCCGAAAAAACTGCTCGACGCTTTCAGGCGGCTATGCAAGGGTAAATCAGTTCCGGACCAAGAGCTTTGCCGCCAGTTCAACGCTGAAACGAAAGACGGCAGGAATATGAGGCATTACTCCGACCTGTTGAACTTTGCCGTAAAGTCCATAGTGGATTTAAACGAGGACAACTCCATTGACAGCTTTCTCTCCGGCAAACAGATATCCTTGGCTGCGAACACTATTGACGGTCTGGACGATTTTGAGCTTATCTGCTTTCTGGCCATAAAGTGAGGAGGCATTAATGTTTGGACTGCCGCGATCAACAGAGATTAAAAAGCCGCTCCCCAAAAAGACGATTTTCGATAGATTCAAACCGAAGCCCGATGATCGCAAGCTGTTTGACGAACAGATTAACCGCTTGGTAATCGTAGCGGAGATTTCTCCACAGACTTTGGCGGTCAATGCAAGCCTGGATGTTTCGGCGATTTACTTGATATTGGTGTCGCTGAAAACTCCAGAATGCGACAAGAAGAACATTGTCCTTTTGTCAAAGTTGATTGACCAGCGTATGCTATTTGTCTTGCAATATGAGGACACAGTGCGTCTTGCCGTTTACCGTGCTGAACGCGTTCTTGTGTCAGAGAGCAAATCGCTTCATGAATGGAAGCTAAGCTTACGCGGGCTTGACCTCGGGGCAATATGGGAGAATATTATCGCAGAAATTGGTAGCATTGACCTCACAAAGGGTAAGAGCTTAGATGAAACCATCATAGCCAATGAACGCCGCGAAAAGCTTAAAAAGAAAATTGCCGCGCTTGAGAAAAAAGCGATGAACGAGAAACAGCTTCGCCGAAAATGGGAGCTGGTTGAAGAAGTGAAAAGGCTTAAAAACGAAATGGAGGGGTTGAAATGAGTGATAAGCTAAATGGTTTTGATATAAGTAAGATAGATATATCTTCGCTAATGAAAAACATGAATTATTCGGTAATGACACCGACATTCACACCTTCCCCCATGCCAGATATTATTCCGTATAGCAAATTGCAATTTGAAGCGCAGCAAGAATTCAGGAAACTTTTTGAAGAGTATCAGCAAGAAAGTCTTCGGGTACTCCGTGCCATAGAGCAAAACACTGCTAATCTTTATACGCTCGTGGATTTAATTAGCAAAAGCAACGAACAACAAGATGAACTTATAGCTATTATTGCAGAGGTTCTAACAATAGCAAAAGCAAAAAGCAAAAAAGAGGCTGAGTCTACCTATGCCAAGGTCATGGGAAGGATAACGCAAACAGTTAAAGACGCTGAGACTCTTGCAAAAGTTGCTGGATACGCCACAACCGTTTGGCAACTAGCCCAGCCGATAATTGAAAAATTACCATTATAGGAGGACGCCCTAAATGAATAAACCTGAAAAACTAAATATGCGCACGTCTAACCTGGCTGATAACAACTTTGCCGCTCTGGCCGCTATGTTCCCAAACGCCGTCACTGAAACTATTGATGAAAACGGGGAGGTTGTCCGGGCGATTGATGCAGATATTCTCGCACAGGAAATAAACACCCACGTAGTGTCAGGAAAAGAGGAACGCTATCAGTTCACCTGGCCGGACAAGAAAAAGTCAGTGCTTTTGGCGAACGCGCCTATTGCGGCGGCATTACGCCCATGCCGCGAGGAAAGCGTTGACTTCGACAACACCGAGAATCTTTACATAGAGGGCGACAATCTGGATGTGTTGAAACTGCTCCGAGAGACCTACCTAAATCGGGTAAAAATGATTTATATTGACCCGCCGTATAACACAGGGAAAGATTTTATATATGAGGATGATTTTGCTGAGAAAACCGGTGAGTTCCTGCGCCGTGATGGGCAGTACGATGATCAAGGCAATCGCCTTACACCAAATCTAGAGAGCAATGGGCGTTTTCACACCGACTGGCTGAATATGATTTACCCGCGTTTGCGTGTGGCGAGAGACTTATTAACCGAAGACGGTGTGATTTTTATTAGTATTGATGACAATGAAGTTGAGAATCTGAAGAAGATTTGCAACGAGGTCTTTGGTTCAACAAATTTCATAGATTGCATTACATGGAACACCCGTGTACCAAAAAACGACAATAAAGGTCTTGGAAATATTCATCAATACGTTTTAGTTTATGTTAAGCAAGCAAAATTCAATCGGCAGTTTATGATGCCGAAGGATGGTTTGGATGAAGTTTTTGAACTTCTTGATAAAATGAAAAAACAACGTGTTCCTATTCCAGAAGCTGAAGAAGAGCTGAAGAAATTCTATAATAAAAAAGGTTACGACCGCGGCATTACGCTTTATAACGCTTTAGATGAAAACTACCAGCCTTGGGGTAAAATAAATATGAGTTGGCCGAACAGCGATACATTTGGACCCACATATGATGTTTTGCACCCTGCAACTCGGAAACCGACGAAAAAGCCTGACCGTGGATGGAGGTGGAATCAGGAAACCTTTAACAACCACTTAGATTATAATAATGTAATCGAAAGGCATGACGGGAGTTTTATCTGCGGTAACATTTGGTTTGCCAAAGATGAGAATACGCAGCCTAGTTCAATTAAATATTTGCGTGATGTTGGGAAAATGTTGTTGCGAACTATCATCAGTTTAAAAAGTGATGGCGGTGTTGAACTTGAAGGCATATTTGAAGGAAAAAGTTACTTTTCCAATCCGAAACCTACATCTCTCTTAAGAATACTTATTAACTCGATAGAAGAAAAAGAGGGTATATTCCTTGACTTCTTTTCCGGCTCTGCGACTACCGCCCATGCGGTTATGCAACTCAACGCGGAGGATGGCGGCAAACGTAAATTTATAATGGTACAGCTCCCGGAAGAGAAGTCAACACTTTAGCGGACAATTTGCTAAGCCACTGCTGGCATATGCTTCTGCTGCCACTGTTTCAGGTACTGAACTGGACTGAGATAGCCCAGCCGCTTCTGCGCACGTTTCCGATTGTAAAACACTTCAATGTACTCAAAGATCCTCTGTCTTGCTGCTTCTCGGGTCGGATAGAAATGCCAGTGGATGATTTCCTTCTTCAAAATAGCAAAGAAGCTTTCGCTCCATGCGTTGTCACCTGGTTTGCCCACTCTGGAAAAACTTTGCTGCCAGCCGTAATTTGCGATTTGCTGCATCACAGCCTTTGACGTATACTGGCTGCCGCGGTCAGAATGAAAAATACAGCTTTGGGGCAAGCCCCATCTGTGTTGTGCGTCACGTATTGTAGCCAGGACTAAATTTGCGTTCATCGTCTTAGACTGACGCTGGGCCAGGACGGTATTGGTCATAACATCTCGGACCTGACATAAATAATCGAATCCTTCACCTGTTCGTATGTAGCTGATATCACTGGACAGAACCTGAAAGGGCCGGGTTATGTCCAGATCTCGGGTCAGGTTTTGATAGGCATCGCTGCGCGCCTTGCGGCTGTCCGTCAAAGAACGCTGCCTGCGCAGCCTGTGGCACGATTTAAGGCCTTCCTCGGCCATGATGCGCTTTACGACCTCATAGGAGGCTTTATAGCCGTCTCGGCGCATACAGCCGCAGATCCGCTCCGCCCCATAGGTGCCCTCGCCTTCCTGGTGAAACAGCTCGATGATTTTCCGGCGCACGCGTTCATCCCTTTCTTGA